AAGAGCTGGATGGCAGCTGCTTATGTACTTTGGTTGCTAAGAAATGACCCACAGAAGAAGATTATGGTGGTGTCGGCTAGTAAAACGAGGGCTGATGACTTTGCACAGTTCTGTTTGAGACTAATAAGAGAGATGAAGATACTAAAGTGTTTAGATCCTGACAGAGATGAACAAAGAAGTGCAAGTAATAGGTTTGATGTAAGGCCATCTATCCCAGATCAGAGTCCATCAGTAAAATCTGTGGGTATTTTTGGACAATTAACTGGATCTAGAGCAGATTTAATCCTTGCTGATGACGTTGAAGTACCTAATACAGCATGGACAGTAGGTATGAGAGAGAAATTATTACATTCTGTCGGTGAATTTAATGCAATTTTGAAGCCTGGTGGGGAAATTATGTTCCTTGGTACGCCTCAAACTGAAGAAAGTATCTATAACAAGCTGAGATCTAAGAGTTATCAATGTCGAATTTGGCCTTCAAGGTATCCAAAGAAGCCTGAAAAGTATGGAGATGCTCTTGCTCCAGTAATTTTTGATAGGTGTGTTGAAAGAAAAGATATGCCAACTGATCCAGATCGTTTCTCAGAGATAGATTTAATTGAAAGAGAAGCTAGTTATGGAAGATCACAGTTCACTTTACAGTTTCAACTCGATACTACCCTTTCTGACCTCCAGAGATTCCCTCTTAGACTAAGCGACCTAATTGTTATGGAGGTAGATCAGAACGCTCCAGAGAAGCTTGTATGGTCTTCTGGTGCTGAATATAGAATTAATGACCTACCGACTGTCGGATTTAGTGGTGATTATTATCATAGACCTGCTTTTATTCATGGAGAGTGGATTGAGTTTCAAGGATGTGTAATGTTTGTTGACCCTTCAGGTCGAGGACTTGATGAAACTGCTTATGCAATTGTCGCTCAACTAAATGGAAATTTATTTGTATTAGAAGTCGGTGCTTTTAGAGAAGGTTATACAGAACCAGTTTTAGAAGGTCTAGCACAAGCAGCAAAAAGACAGAAAGTAAAACTGATTCTTCTTGAAGACCAGTTTGGACAAGGAATGCTCCAAAGTTTACTTCAACCTTATTTGAGAAATATTTATCCATGTACTATCGAACCTGTAAGAAGTAACATGCAAAAAGAAAGAAGGATTATTAATGCAATAGAACCTGTCTTAAATCAACATAGATTAATAATTAATAGATCAGTTGTCGAAAAAGATGCAAAGCCTAGAGAAGATGATCCTATTGAAACTGCTTTAGCTTATCAACTGTTTCATCAGATGACACACTTAACTGTCGATAAAAATTGTTTACAACATGATGACAGATTAGACGCATTAGCAGGTGCTATTGAGTATTGGAACGAATCTCTTGCTATAGATGAAAATAGAGCTATCAAAGAACGTGAATCAGAACTATGGGATCTTGAACTCGCTGCTTACAAAGGTGAAATTGAAGGTGCTCTCGATGCAAAAGTACTGGGCATTCCTCTTGGGTCGCTTCCACAAAGTCGAGGAACCCAAACCTGGATGCCGAATAGAGAAGAAGTTAGTCGTTAAAAGACCAAGAGCTTACGTTATTCGTATCCCAGGTGGATTTCTAGGAATGTCTTCTAAAAATTGTGGAGGATTTCAAACTGTTGTGATGGCAGAGAATTGTAACAAGGCATGGGATGTCGCTGCTGAGACTGAAGAGTGGGAAGTTCTTCTCTTTAAAGTCTCAACTGTAATGGTTTTCCCAAGTAATCCTCTTTAGATTCTCCAGTTTCTTGGTTTTAGTGTCGCTACTTGTTTCTCAAGTGCATTTATTCGATGAAACAACTCACGAATGTCACGTTCTTTCCTTGAACTGTTGTTATTAATAGCTACTACAACTGTAGTTGCTGCTACCCCAACGAGGGCTGCCCAGATTTCATTCATGTACTTTGGTTAATTTAACGCTAATCTTAAGTTGCATTATATTTATTTTATGGCAGACAACCAAACCCCACCAGCTTCTAAAGCTAAGAAAGAACAAGAAAAAGATAAAGGACTTTTAAAAAAACTTGAAGAGATAACACCAGATAAAGATGAACAGGTAGCACTTATTGGTGTTGCAGTAAGACTAGGTATTGTCGTGTGGTCAGGATTTATCTTGACATTAGCGTATGTTGATTTGCCTGGCTTTCAGAAACAGAACTTTGATCCAACTTTTATCGCCTCGGTATTTACTGGAGCTCTTTCCACTTTCGGGCTTGCTACTGCTAAAGACAAAGGCAAAGGACAAGGTGTAAGCAAAGAAGACATGGAAGCTATGATTGCTAAAAGCAATGCAGGGCAAGCTGAACAAATCATTAGAGTTCAAACTCCACTTACTATTAATGGAGCAGAGGTTGTTCAGCAATCAAAGGTTGACCCTTTAACAGGTAAAGAGGTAGATCCAGTTACAGGTAAGTTGAAATGAAAAGGTTAATTATTCTTTTCTTCCTTCTTGCTTCTCCAGCCAAAGCTGATATAACTCATTCTATAACAACAAGTACACAACTTACTGTTAATGCTGCTGCAACTCAAGCTCAACGGATCGGGTCTAGTTTTTCAGTAGCAGGTTCAAATATAGACACAACAGATGGCACGACTGCGGGAACTGTCTCAGCAGGGACAATTACGAGTGGCGTTTATTCGCCTGGAACGATTGCTGCAACGCAAGATAACCCAGGAGCCTCCTTCTCGTATTCCCAAAGTTATACTCAAGCGGATGCAGTCCCTACTTCAGCTCCCTCAGTAGGAGCTGTAGGGAATTTTTCTAACGTAACTTCTACAGGTGCTGGAGTTGCAGGTAGTTTAGCGGGTACAATTACTAGCCAAGGTGTACTAACATTGACCGCAGGTGGAGCAGGAACTTCGGCAATAGGAAGTGTAGAGAGTGCTATAAATATTAAGTAATGAAGCGGTTTTTGCCACTATTACTATTGATAAGTTCTCCTGTTTATAGTGTTCCTGTAGTGCCAAATTTTACTAGCGGTACAATGCAATCCACTACGAGAACTACATCAGTAGTAACAGAAAGTATTGTGTCTCACGATTACAATACAGGACATCAATATACGCTTAATGGGTCAAATTTAACAGTAAGTGGATCAACAATTTCACCAGATAGTAGCAATGTAACAGGAACTATTAATGGAACATCACACTCATGGACTGGCTTAGATCTCAATTCAAGGCCAAACGTCACAATTACAAACGGAGGACAGCCATTTCAGTACGCAGAAACGTATCGAGGGCCAGGTCTTTCCAATGTGACGACTATAAATCGGACAACAAATGTAGAGTCCGTTACAGAAACTACCTCGGTATTCTCGCAATAGCTCTCTTATATGGAGGGAGTGCTATGGCGCAGACCAGTTCCACAGCAGCTCCCGTAGCTAATAGTAGTGGAAGTGTAACCAATATGGGAATCCAGAACCTTCCTGGAAATAGTGTTACGAATCATTACGGAGGCAATATTATTTGTCAGGGGCCGATGTTAACTATCTCTCCTTTCGTAACAGATAGTCATAGTTACTCCACTCCTAGAGAATATTGGTATGATGCACCTTCATATAATGACGATGGAAGTCTAAGTCATTATGTCGCTACTCGTACTGGGCAAAAAGATAACTTTGCTTTGAACTTTGGAGTATCTGCTAACTTTTCAATCCCATTAGACAACTCATTACAACGAAGATGTAAGTCTGCTGTAGATAAACAAATTGCTTTACAACAAGAATTAGTAAACTTTAAAAGATTAGATTTTGAGATTACCAGACTTAAGAATTGTGGTGAACTTATGCTTAAAGGTATCGAATTTGCAGTTGATTCTCCTTATAGAAATATATGTAAAGACGTTGTTGTAAAAGCAAAGATGGGTCAAGTATTACCTCATCGACATACAATCAAACCTTTAGAGGTGGTAAACCCTTCTTCTCTCGATAAGCGTTAGTTCTTTTCTCAGATAAAGTTAATTGTCTAACAGGTTTACCAAGTTTCTTTTTAATCTTATTAATAACTTGCTTAACGAGTGGCTTTACTGCTTTTAAGAGGAA